GTGTTTAACCCTTGGAACAAGATTGATTTGGAGATCTATGAACAGCATATGGCTGACCATGAAGTATACCAGCTCCAGGAACTAAATCAAATTACCAAAGAACAGTTGGCGGATAACGATTGCACCTATGTCGGCATCTGTGGTATAGCCGGCGGAAACGGCTTAGAGAATATTAACATCACGGACACAAACAGGATTTTTGCTATGGATATAAATGCAAATTATCTTAATACTTGCCGAAAAAGGTATTCGCATCTTGAAGGCCGCCTGGAGCTTATCCACTGCGATTTGCTGTCCGGGGAATTCACATTGCCGGCGACAACCTTACTGATTTGTAATCTAATCATAGAATATTTAGGCGAAGTTCCATTTCTGGATATGCTCAACAGGAATAAGGCCAAAATCGGCGTCGTCTCCTGTGTAATTCAAAAAAATAACCGGAATTCATTTGTTAGTGCCTCAAATTTTGCCAGTCACTTCGATCCATTGCAACCCATACATAATAATATTAACGAAGACCGCTTGAAAAGTATATTCAACGCTCATGGATTTACTTCTATCAAGCAAAAGAACTATGACCTTCCTAACGGCAAAGAGCTCGTTAGAATGGATTTTGATTGTTCCCGAAAATAACAGTGGATCATAACCCGAGCATCATACACTTAAAACAGCTATTCACCCAGGTAATAGCTGTTTTATTTATTTCCAAGTTCCCAGTGTATAACCACCATATCTGGATTCCACTAATTCATTCCAGTCCAACATTCCTCCGGCGCCAGGCATATTTTTTATGATGATATTCTGCCCAAGCTGCTGATAAGCCGCTTTTCCCAGCGCTCTCGCCATCATATCACTGGCGCCGCCGGGCGCAAACGGCACAATCAAGGAAATCGGCTTTTTGTCATATTTTGTAATAAAATAAAACCCCAGTCTCCATGTTCTGGGCGGAGTCTAAAAAAATTCTTTCTCTTTACTCAATCATTTGTTGACTTTTAATTATTTATAGATAATAATTATTATATAATATATATAATAATTTAGGAGAGGATAACATGAAGATCAGCATCCGTCAAAAAATTTTAGGAAGCTTCATAATCGTCATCATCATTGTGGCCCTGATGAGCCTGTTTACTTATTTCCGGATTGGGAGCCTGACAAACACTTTGCAGTCCAACGCCCAGACTGAGCTGCATAAAACCGAGTTAACGCAAGGCGTCGCCATTGATATCGCCAACGAAGCCGTTGCCATGCGCCGTTTCAATTTCACTGGCGATACCGGCGATATTTCCATTTTTGAGTCTTATAGCAGCCAGGCCGATGAGAAAATCACGTTGCTGGCTAATCTGATAGCAACAAAGCAAGGACAGGAAACACTTGAGGAAATTCGGCAGGCCAAAAAAGAATATGAACAAATCGCCCAAAAATCCTTTGAAGCAAAACGAGCCGACCACAACCAGGCAGTCACCCTCTACATGCAGCAAGCTGGCGATCCCTATAAACGAACGATGGATGCAGCCCACCAGTTGGTGAAAATTGAGGAAGAATTCGCCCGGGTCGTCGAACGAGAAAACCACGGACAAGTTGAACAAACCCAGTGGATTTTATTGATCGTCAATTTATTTGTTGGCGCTCTGGCTGTGCTGATTGCCCTGGCCATCAGCCGAAGCATCGCTGATCCTGTACGCCGTGTCGCGGAGGCCGCATCCCAAATCGCCGCCGGCAGTCTCCATATTGATGACGTAGTGGTCAAAACCTCGGATGAGATCGGCCTGTTGACGCAGACCTTCAATCATATGAAGCACTCACTGCGGGATATGGTCGGCCTGGTTAAAAATAACGCCGATGCGTTGGCGGCTTCCAGCCAACAGCTCTCTGCCTCGGTGGAGGAGCAACTGCAAGTATCGGAAAACATGGCTAAGACGATTACCGACATCGCCGCAGGCGCCGACCAAAACATCAATAACATTACCAATATCTCCGCCGTCATGCAGGAGGTCAGCGCCGGAGCGGAGCAAATGAGCGCAAGCGCCGCCCAAATTAACAACGATACCCATGCCGCAGTTGGAGACGCCGGTCATGGCATGCAGCTCATTCAACAGCTGGTCGTTCAAAATGAAACCATTGAAAAATCGATGACCGCTATCACGGGTGTAACCTCTTCCCTCAGGCAAGGCTCGGAAAATATACAGCAAATTGTCACAACCATCCGCAGCATTGCCGGGCAAACCAACCTGCTGGCTCTCAATGCCGCTATTGAAGCGGCAAGAGCCGGCGAGGCCGGCCGGGGCTTCGCGGTCGTAGCCGAGGAAGTCCGCAAACTAGCCGAACAAAGCGCCGCCGCTACCAGTCACATTGAGACCATCATCGGACAAATGACCACCGACATCCAGTTCACCGTCAATGTTGTCGCTAAGGCCAATGCCGAAGTAGCAACCGGCAAGCAAGCCGCCGTTGAAACCCAGCAGGGCTTTGAGGCGATTATTGGCAAATTGGACCATGTAGGCACCGGAATTGAACAAATTAGCCGGGCGGTCGAAGAAACGGCCCAGGGCATGCAGGCGATCGTCGCCAATATTCAGGATATCAGCCATATCGCCGAGCAAACCAACGCCAACACGCAGACGACAGCGGCAGCGGCGGAAGAGCAAAGCGCCAGCCTCCATGAGATCAGTTCAAGCGCCGAAACTTTGTCCACGATGGCGGTCGAACTAAATGGTATTGCCGCCAAATTCCAGCTTTAGCCCTTAACAGGATTCCAGATACTGATAAAAACTCAATTTCAAAAAATCCATTTAATAAATTTGGTTGCCCGAGAAAACAACCTTTATAGGCAAAAGGAGGAACCTGTAAAAATTACCAGGTTCCTCCCAGGCTGTAGACAAAGTCAAAGTCTACAGCCTTTCTATGACAACAAGGCGCAAAGTAGTACATATTATGTCGAAACAAAATAAAAAACCCCGCACCACCGTTAGGCAGCGCAGGGCAGTAATCATGAGAAGCCCGGAAACCGATGCTCCAGGTGATCTGATTATTCAATAACCGTTACATAAATTTGATCCTGTTTGCTACCGTCAATCGTCTGTACGGTTACCAGTGTTAAACCTTTTGATAGCGCTGTCACCCTCGTTTGCACTGTATTACTCGGATCGACAGCAGCTACCTCCGGCGTTCCAGATGTCCAAACAACCCCTTCTGCTGAATCTTCCAAATTAAAAACCGATTCCAACAGGCAACTTTCCCCTGTCTTTAGCAAAATCGACAGCCGGTATTTATCACCTTCACCTTTTGCGACCACTTTTACTCGGGCAAAGTCATTCCATTCGCCATTGATTGTTTTTACTTTAATATGTGTGTATCCTTCGGCATGCGCTGTCACCATACCGGTTGAATCAACAGAAGCGACACTTGAAAGATTGGAAGACCACTCCAAATTGGGGTCGCCTGCCATCTCAGGCAGAACGTTGCCAATGAGTTGAATCTGTTCATCCACTTCAAGTACGATGTGTAGTTCGAGAGGATTCTCGGCTTCTTCTCCATCATTATTCCACGCTAAGAAACCTTCTACTGGATATTGGAACGGTGTTGCGCCAAAATTGGCAGTGACAGTAGCTGCTCCATAAACATCTGTACCGTTACTAACAAACGGATAAATAGTTGTACCCAGGTCTTTAATATCGCTAAACGCAATACCTTGACTGACACCATTTTTGAAAAGTTCTAATGTTCCGTTATCAATATCGACAGCTATCCCTGCGCAATCACCTACTCCAAAACTTTCCGCATAGTTATTTGCCCCTGGATATTTTTTCCCATTATAAGCGAAAAAATAGCGACCATTTAAATCTATATTACTGCGAGTTAAGTTTTCGTTTGCTATTCCCATAAATAGTCGGATACCTACAGTCTGAATCAGTTCGAAATAGTACTTACCTTTACTGTGGCCTATTGTTCCAAGAACCAAAGCTGACTGATTTGGCAAATACGCTGTCAAGTCACCATCTGATAACGTAGTATTTGTTGACTTGTTGTTTGGATCCCACGTACATATTGACATAATAATTATTCCCCCGTTTTTTTCTAAGAAGCCGACATAGCCAAGGACTCTGATTTAAGTTGTGTGTTTCCTGTATATCGGCTCTCATTATTTATCCGTACACCCAAAGAGCGATTTCTGCAGATATCTTTATTGAATGTACATGGATTTACTGACAGCTGTCTGACCAGATCACTGCCACCATTATTCGAACAAATGTTCCGACGAAGTACCTTTACTTCATTAATAGATACCCGCCAACCCCGACGCCCACTATCCACAGCAGCCTCTCCTTCTTACGGGCGGACTTTTCTTTGTCCATTTCATTCTTATGCACCACTGCCTGCTTCTCAAGCTCCTGATTCGCAATCAGCCGCGCCTGAGCATTGGCCATCTCGGTGACATCAATCCGGGCCGTAGTCGTCGAAGTCAAACGCAGCTCACCATTCTCGCCTAATTTTACCTCTGGCTGGCCGGTCACATTCGGCACCTCGACCTCCTGCCCATTCACAACAGCAATCACCTTACCCTCCCGCTCCACGAACGACAGCACGGCGCCCTGCTGAGAAGGATCCTGTACAGCTACCTCCCGAACTGTCTCAGTTGTGGTGTGGATGACTTGCGGCGGCAGCGTGACAGTCTGCACTTGAGCGACGGCAGCCTGATTGGCCTGCTCAATGATGTGCTGCTTCCACTGCTGATATTCTTGCCTGCCCCAAAGCAAAAGGGCCAGCACAATAGCCAGCCCTACGATGTATTTCCAGTTATGCATTATGAAAACTCTTGCCCGATCCATCTACTTATTCCTCCCTTAAAATAGCAGTCACAGTCGATTCTGGCCGCTCTAACGGTACATCAATTTCAGTTCCATCCTTGACCGGCACGTAATCGGTTACATTGCCATCAAGCAGCACCATCTGCAAGGATTCAGCCTTGGTGTTATCCGGCAGCACGTATATGCCACCCGTTTAGATTAATGCGCATGGATTCCCACTCTTATCTTTATCCGTACATCTTGACGCGATTTCATGCAGAAATATTTTATATTTATAACAAGTAATCCGGTTGACGATACTTTTATCTCGCATTTGCCAATACGAAAACGTCTTCCCCTACCCACTTTATTTCCATTTTTATTCCGTTTGTTCTAAAGGAGCGCGACAAACTTTTGTATCTTGATGCGGATATATTGTGTCTCCAAAAAATATCTGAATTAGTTCATCTGGATATGGGAAAACATTTAACGGCTGTTGTTTCCGATGTTTTATCAGTTGCGCGCAGGCAGTCAGAAGCCCTAAATTTGCAGAGTGAATGTTATTTTAATGCAGGTGTATTGCTAATCAATGTTCATCAATGGCTAAAACAGAATATATCAGAAAAAGCATTATCCCTCCTTTCCGACCGTTCGAAAAACTATGTCTTTTTGGACCAAGATGCTTTAAATTTAATTTTGGATAATGCAAAAAAATTCTACCTCAAAAGTGGAATTTTATTTCTGAAAAACATGAGAATACTAGCTTTCCTAAAAACACTATATTACTGCACTGCGCCGCAAATCCAAAACCATGGGGCATCTTTTGTGACAAAAAATATAAAACCATCAACTTTATTCTCATTATGAAAGTTTGTCCCCGTGGTCTGGGCTCCCGCTAAGATCACCATCTATACCTTCCGATGCAAGAATATATTCTGAAAAGTTTTTTACTGAAGGAAATATATATTCTGGAATATTGTGGTATTGTAAATATTTAAAATGAAATTTATAAAGTCAGGACCACCCGTATAACGGGTGGCTTGATTACGCCCTATAAGGGCATGATGCTAGTTGAGTCTCAAGGCTCACTGAAAAGTCCACCAACCGCATAACTTTTTCAGTCAGCCCTAAAGGGGCTCTTTTTATGACTTTTTCACCGCTTCACCCGTAAACTGGTCTATCAATTCTGTTAAGCTTAACTAATGGATTCCCCACGCCTTATCTTTTATCCGTACATCTGGGCAGGTTTCATGCAGAAAAATTTTAGTTTTGAGTAAATAAATAAGCACAAGCAGACAATTATCTACCTGTGTTTGAGCTGATTTAAAAATAAAATTCTGTTGTGTAAAATATAGTTGAAAATATTTTGTAATACTATTTATATCTCCCAATTAAAATTCTTTACTGCTTTTTGGCAAAGCATCTCCAATTGATTGGGCCATGGAATTATTTTGATTTGTTTAAGTCTGCGCCACAGCATTAATTCAAATAAAAACGGCGGTCTACGCATAATAGCTCCCGGTAAATTTAAATCTTCTGCTATACTATCTATTTTAGGTGTATTTGAGCGAAAATAAATAGCACGAGTTCCAAAACATAATGCTGCAATTGTATAATGAAAACGACCAGATACTAGTAATTGGGAGTGTTTTATGACTGATAGCCACTCAGTGAAGCTAGTTGCATTAATTAACTGGAGATCAGGCAGCGCACTTTTTAAGCTATCATAAACTCGCGGTTCTTCATGGTTGATACCTTCTTCCTTAGAACCGACAAGATATACAAATCTATAATTAGGAAATGATCTTAATAATTGTCTCGCAATAATTTTCGATCTATCTAGCTTATAATTTACAGCACCTGAGATGCATATATAAGGCTTCTTGATATACCCCTCTGGGATTTGGTCATATACATTTTTAATTGATAAAGGTAAGCTATCAAAAGCTTCGACACACTCGACACCTAGTTTATTATTGATAATATGAGTGGAGCGTCTTTCTCTTGCTGCAACATAATCGCAACTAGAATAACCCGCTTTGTAAAAATCAAGAACATCAGACCGCCATGTATTTGGATAACAGGAATGATTGATTAAATATACTTTTTTGCCAAAGAAATTCTTTCCTGCATACGCTAAATAAAGTAACGTTCGTGGAGCATTTCGAAAATCATGAATAGTTCCTTCCCCATTAATAACTATGGTGTTACACTGCTCTATTTTTGCTGCTAACTCAGAATAGGTATGAGTAAAATAGTTCTTGTCTTTAAAAGCCGAAGAGCTTTTTACTACATTTGGCAATGAATGGACTTGATAGACTGGCAAAGATTCAATATTTGCTGCACCTTTTGCTAGTAGCTGATCCTTAATTGCTCGTGAGGTTCCGTAACATCCCCAATGGTATACATCCTCTGTGTCATTTAAAAGCAAGACTGATTTAGTAATAATAAAGCCTCCTAAATACAACATTTAATGCTTGATTTCTACTTTTATACCGCTATTTCTCCATATTATACCATAGTTATTTATAAACAGGTAACTATATAATTTAAGCCAGGGTCAGTAATAAGTGTACCGCCCTGGCTTAATCTTATAACAAGTAATCCGTTATTCCTCTAGCTATTGCCCTGGCAAACTCATCCCGCTTGGCCTGATCAGCAAGCATTTTTTCATCCTCCGGGTTACCGATAAACGCTAACTCCACCAAAGCTGCTGGGCAAGCAGTATTTTTCAGCACATAAAATCGGTCCGTTTTAACTCCGCGATCTACTGTGCCAAGATTGTTGACAATCTGCCGCTGTATGCACCCTGCCAGCTTCTCACCTGGCCCGCCAAGCGAATAACAATAGGTTTCGGTTCCCTGCGCCGCCCGATTTACCGCTGCATTACAATGGATACTAACAAATAAATCAGCTCCAAACCGGTTAGATGCATCTGTGATTTGATACAGTTCATTCTTCTGTACTTCTAACACGTCGGAACCAATATTCCTTAGATAACCCGCCACCCGCTGCATAACATCCTTAACAACAACTGCCTCCTGCAGACCAGTTGCCCCTACTGCCCCGGAATCGAATCCAGGGCAGTGACCTCCGTTAATTGTCATTTTCATGATACTCTCTCCTTTTCCAATCCGATATGATCTTCAATAACGTCAACCCGGTCTTTGATATCACCAACATTCTGATTAATGCAGACCATGGTATTGTTAATGTTGTTTAGGGCTTCCGTCTGCTTAGCAAGCGTATTGTTCACTAAATCGCCCAGCCGTTCTTCCCTGACCTGGGCATCATCCATGCTGCGATTGAAAAACTCCTGCTGCCGGTCAGCTTGCTTGTCGGCCTTGCGGACAACATAAGCCAACAGTGGCAGAAAACATATGACAAATAAAATAAACCCGATTAAGTTCGGGTTTTGTACGATGTATGGTATTAGTGATATGACTTGTGTTGGCTCCATTACTTTCATCCCTTTCCTGGTAAAATTACACGGCGCGCTTATTTTTAAATATCATTTTTAGTAATATACCGCCTTACTAAATTTTTCCCAAATGAAAATCTGTTAAAACATAACAGTTTACGTTAAACTTATCTTTAGATATTATTAATATTTTAGGGGATGCTGTCATGGATTTTGAGAAAGTCATTGCAGATTCAATAGTTAAGAATGGTCAGTTTTGCTCGGAAAATGCCGCTAATAAGGATCAAATCAGCATCGGTTTTGGGATTAACGCCAAATATGCCCGACCTTTGGGCGTTACGATCACTTCGATCGCAATTAATAATCCTGAACTTTTTCTGGATTTTCATATTTTTGCTACTTCTATAGAACAAGACGATTTAGACCGCTTAAAAAAACTCAGGCACTCAATTTACCAATATCCTTATTACCATTTATACGGTTGACGATCTTTTATCTCGCATTTGCCAACACGAAAATGTCTTCCCCTACCCACTTATTTCCGTTTTTTTATTCCGTTTGTTCTAAAGGAGCGCGACAAACTTTTGTATCTTGATGAAGATATATTGTGTCTCCAAGAAATATCTGAATTAGTTCATCTGGATATGGGAAAGCATTTAGCGGCTGTTGTTTCCGATGTTTTATCAGTTGCGCGTAGGCAGTCAGAAGCCCTAAATTTGCAGAGTGAATGTTATTTTAATGCAGGTGTATTGCTAATTAATGTTCACCAATGGTTAAAACAGAATATATCAGAAAAAGCATTATCCCTCCTTTCCGACCGTTCGAAAAACTATGTCTTTTTGGACCAAGATGCTTTAAATTTAATTTTGGACAATGCAAAAAAAATTCTACCTCAAAAATGGAATTTTATTTCTGAAAAACATGAGAAGACCAACATTCCTAAAAACACCATATTACTGCACTGCGCCGCAAATCCAAAACCATGGGACATCTTTTGTGACAAAAAACACAAACCCATCAACTTTATTCTCATTATGAAAGTTTGTCCCCGTGGTCTGGGCTCCCGCTAAGATCACCATCTATACCTTCCGATGCAAGAATATATTCTGAAAAATTTTTACTGAAGGAAATATATATTCGGGAATACTGTGGTATTGTAAATATTAAAAAATGAAATTTTTAAAAACCAGGGGCAGTTAGTATACTCTCTTGGTTTTTAATCCGGCTTTACCGGCCAAACCGGGTTATCCGGATCGCATGTTTCCGGCATGTCCCTAAGCGTCTGGCGGTGAGCTTTCCACGCTTCTCGCTGCACTTCTGTAATCGGGTAATCTGGCGTCATATACTTGTCGGATTCAGCCAAAAACTGGTCGCGTTTTGCCCGAATTGCGGCCATTTTTTCTTCGGTTGTTGGCGCATATGGCGGCTTTTTGACTGGTTTGCCATCTTCACCACGAGTATATTGATTCGTGGCATACAACGCCTGTTCTTCGTCAGTGATCGACACAAAACCCTGATCCAGATATGGTTGTAATTCTTCTTCGTTGGTAAAGTGGACGCTAAGGGCGATAGAGGTTTCACGTTCGTTCTTCCCATTAAATTTTGCATAATAGTTATTCATTTTTATCAAGTCCCTTCTTTAGTTTCCGACTGCAATCCAATATACTCGGTCAGCGTCCCCATTTCTGACATTTATACGATAGTGCGTGTTTGATCTATACGTTACTGCTGGAGGATTACTGGATGGCTCCCAGATTTCGCTAGTTTCTTTACCTTTTATTGAGGTCATAGTAAAACAAGCGTTTGGGAAAGCAATGGGGAAAGATTGACGTTGATTAAATACGGTTGTATTACCCCATTGTATTATTAATCCATTACTAAATTTCTGATACCCAGTTTCAGCAAATAAATGCCCAGAATCCCCTAAGGCACTGCCCAGCGCCGTGGCAATAGACAAATTCCCCGAACCGTCAAAGCTGCCGCTGCCGGTTATCGCGCCAGTAAGCGCAATCGTCCTGGCAGCCGCCAGCTTAGTAGCATTTGCCGCAAGAGTGCAATTTGCCGGCACGATATTGGCTGTGCCATCAAACGCGGTACCGCCAATCGTTCTGGCAGTCGCCAACTTTGTCGCACTTGCCGCCAAGGTGCAGTTTGCAGGCACAATATTAGCCGTCCCGTCAAAGCTTGTGCCGCCGATGGTTCTGGCTGTCGCCAGCTTCGTGGCCGTCCCCGCATTGCCGCTGACACTGGTCTGCACCGGATGACGGTGATCGCCCCGCGCATACAGGCCGTTATCCGTGCCTACTGCCGCAGTACCCGCTGCCAGCGGCGCTGCTGCCGTAGCTTTGGCATGACCATAATTGCTGGCGCTTGACACGCCATAAGTCGTTGCGGTTGAAGCATGCGCAGTCGGCGTCATGCTGGTTGGCGCACCGCTGATATTGCCGTAAGCAATCTTCGGCCCCTGCCCCGCTGTCCCATTATGACTGTGGCCGGAGGTGCCGAACAAGGCCCAAAGCTGGGCCAGGGTTGCAGCCGGGGCATCATACCAGTTAGTAGCGCCGGTAATTGCCTTAATTTTCCCGGCCAGCCAGGATAAGAGTTGGGTTAGCGTTCCCGCATTGGCCGGAGACGCCAGCGCCTGGTTGACCGTCCGGCTGCCAATGGCCGCGTCATTCGCGGCCCCGGCCGCAAGTCCGGCGCTGGTAATCTTCGGCCCGTTCCCGGCAGTGCCGTTATGGTTATGGCCGCTTGTCCCTAATTTGGCGTCCAATACATCCATGTTGGCGTTTAAATCATCAATGTTAACAACGTCAGTACCTTCCGGCTTATTTAAGCTTAAATTCGGTGTTTGTTTCATTTTTGCTTATCCTCCATATACGCGTAATTGGCTCCATGTTCTGGCGCCTGCTTCGTTCCAGTCAATCGGCAGCAGCATGTTCCAGACCGTGTAAGTGTAGCTAATGCTATACCCCAGGTGCGCTGGCTTGATTTCATCCAGCATATTTAAAAATCCCGCCATGTTCGGCGGGATTCCCAATACCCCGATGAATTTGACTTCAAACCGGTATTCGTCATTGTATTCAATAACGTCAACCTCACCGCCGGAGAAGGCTTCGGCAACACTTTTGATTCTTTCCTTAGTGGATGTTCCTGATCCCCTGAGCTTGGCCTGGATAATTTCCCTGCGCCGTTCATAAGAGTTACTGCGGTCGGTGGCAAGCCCCAATTCATATTCCCAGTAGCCCAAGCCCCAGGTGGCCGTTTTAATAAAGAACTGGTCTAATAAATTTGGCAGGCCATAATATCGCAAAGCCCCGACATCCCCGGCCAGCACGCCCTGTAGTTTCAGCATTTCCGGCGATTCGTGGTAATACCAGGGCAGGTAGCGCATCAAATCCGGAATTTCATAGTCCGACTGCCCGGCGTCTGCGCCCAGGTCGCTATAGAGGAAGGCAGAGTATAAAAGTTTTCCGTAGGCCATGTTACACCCCCTTGAGTTGGTTCCAGGTTATCCCGCCTGTTGGGAAGGGGAAAGAAGCCGGGATCTGATCCTGGAAAGCAATCAGCCTTCTTGTCGCTCCGGCTGACCAGCCGCCAACCGCCCATTGATTGTCAGTGTCCAAACCGAAGTAGGCGGCATAAACGCCGGGGCGATGAAACGCCATAAAGGCCGCGCCTGATCCGGCAGCTGTCATTACTATCCCGCCAAGATTGTTGGCCGCATTGCCAATGCCGGTTGTTTGCCCATAGGAAAAAACCGGCCGGGATGATGATAAACCGCCAATCGGCAGATATTTGCCGTCCGCTTCGGCCTTGGTATAGACGCTCGCCGGCGCATGCGCGGCTTGACTGTGATCATAGGCCACTTTGCCCCGGTCGCCGCGGTAAGCCGTTGTCGACGTTTCACCCAAGGCCAACGAGGATTTGCCTTGCCAGGCCGCTTTTTCGGCATCCGTCACAAACCGGTAATCGGCGCTTTGAGTAATTTCGGCCGCGTTATGGCCGTGAATGCTGGGCGGGTAGGCGCTTGGCTTGCCGGTTACGCCTGTCCAGGGTACAGCCCCCGCTGTCCCGGTGATGGATGCAGGCAATATACCGCTGGCATTCAGCCGCAGTACTTTATTGGCCGACGCCGTGGCAACCACTTCGGATGAATTTAGTTTCTGCCCAATTAGGCTGGTCATTGTAGCCGAAAAGTTCGGATCATTGCCCAGGGCATTTGCCAGCTCATACAACGTATCCAGCATTTCCGGCGCGCCGTCCACCATGGCAGCAATGCTCTGGTCAATGTAGTTGGTCAGGACTGTTTTCAAAGCCTGCAGGCGATTGGCTACGTCATGGGCGTCATTGGCGTTAGCGGTATGGGTGTTCAAATTGCCCTGCACCGCATTAGCCTTGCTTGTGGCGTCACTGGCTGCTGTACTGATAGCCGTATTCTTGGCCGCATCGGCCTTGGCTTGCGCCCCGGCAGGGGTCTCCGCGCCGATCTGGGCGACGGTAACGCTGTGCGGATTGTTTTTGTTGGCGGTATGACTGTTCACACTGGCCTGCACCGCATTAGCCTTGCCTGTAGCGTCAAGCGCGGCAGCGGCAATGGCGTTGGCCTGGGCGGCACTGGCTTTGGCAGTCGCATCCTGCGCCGCCGCGCTAATTGCCGCAGCTTTGGCGGTGTCCGCTTTCGCTTGTGCGCCATCCGGTGTTTCCGCGCCGATTTGCGTGACTGTTACCCCATGCGGATTTTGCTTGTTGGCAGCATGGGCGGTCAGCCGGTTGTCGAGCTGCGCGACGGCTTTATCATTGGCCGCTTTATACCGCTCCACTTCCTCTTGCGTGGCGGTCATGGATTGTTGCAGCCCGTTTACATCATCGGCCTCAACTGTGTCGCCCGGCGTTTCGTAAGTCACATAAACTTTTGCCACATCGGCAAATACTTTGATATGCCGCCGCCAGGGCGTTTCCGCCGGTACGGAAATGATATAGTTAATGATCTCCTGCCCGGTCAGCTTGGAACCGGTGTATACCCGGATACTATTATTGGTGATGTTGTCATGGGCCAGCAGGCCTTCATATTTACTGGCTGTAATGGGCAGTTCTTCTTCCATGACATAGACGCTGCCATCTGTCTTTTTGTTGAGTTTGGCCGGAAATTGGTCAATCTCTAAAGGATAGGCCATATGTTACACCCCCAGATCAATATTGCCCAAAACTGGAATTTCCTCGCCGGACAGGGCAACATTGGCGGCAGCGCCGTTTAAGGTCAGGCCGCTGTAGTCGTCCACACCGGGAATACTGAGCAGTAATGTGCCGATTCGGGCATGGCTGACATAGCTGCTGGAAAAAGCAATTTCTTTCAGATAACCGTCAACCGCTGACAGGAAAGCGTCATACACGCGCTGCAGGGCAATGGCCGGTGCCAGGGTGACGGCAGCCGTCACAATGATGGCCTTGCCGGTCGCTGAAACGACCGTGACGGTTGCGCCAATGGGCCGGACGGTTTCCAGGTATTGGGCGACAGTGGTTACCAAGGCCGGTATGGCCGGCTGCATGTCGGAATCAGCAATCGCTATTTTTACTGTCCCGTTGCCATTCCACAGCGGGAATACTTTGGCATCGCCCACTCCGGCCACCTCCCGCGCCCATTGTTTGTAATGATAGATGTTGCCGCTGGTGATCGGCTGCCGCACCCGGAAGTGATACCGTTCACGCAGGGAATCGTCAGTTTCTTCATCCTCGCCAGGTGTGAGAATGTCGGCCAATTCCGCTTTGGCCAAGCCATCGGTGTAATCGACCGGCACCATGTTGCCGAACGGGATATTTCCCGCAGCGCCGGCTGTCTCACATTGCAGGGTGAACTGGCCGGCGCTGATTTTTTCTACTGTGACATAATGCAAACCTTCCAGGGTAAACCGGGAACCAAGCGGAACATCCATAGCCGCATTACTGGCGGTATAAAAAAAGCCCTTACGCAAGGCATAAGTGGCGGCAATCCGGTCTATCCCCATTTCGGCCGCTCTCATGGCTAAATATTCAGCGCGAGAGGTGTCAGCAAAAGCCAATTGCAGGTTAAGGTCTAGTTCAATATAGGCCTGGGTTAGCTCGGCAGCGGCCGGCGCTAAGGCGTCATAAATGACGCTGCCTTCCCGCTTATCCAGCGTGTTGGGCACCAGGCCCAACATACGCTGTAAGATAGTTTCATAAGTCATAGCTTCATACATGATTGAATTGCACCTCCTTGCTCAACTCCAGTGTGCCTGCAGTTGTCACCACCGTGAATAGCGCCGTCACATCACCTTTCTTGTGGCTGAGCTGAAAGTCCGTGACATCGCTTATTCGGTCATCGTACAGCAGCGCTTCTTTGATGCGCCGCGGCAGCTCCGAATAGACATACGGCAACGGCTGTCCAAATAGAGCCTCTAGCTCAATGCCATAGCCCCAGCTGTAGATGATATAGCGGTATCGCTCCGTACTAAGGATTTTATAACAAGCCTGCTCAATCGCCTCCAGATCATTGGTATAGTTGCGAATGGTTTCATCCTCAAAGTTCATTTTGTAGGTAAGATTAGGATATTGGACCTCTTGAATATCCTGTAAAAAAGTTGTCTTGCCGGCAACCGGTATCAAACAGCATGCACCTCCTTCACAGCCACTGCCCACGCAGATGGGTATGCGCAAATACGCGTCCCAGGACAATAAACGCCTGCCCGCCTTTCTTTTGCAGCATGAATACCTTTTCGCCCACCTGCAGGCCGTTGTAGACAGTGATTTTTTTGCGCCCTTTATAATCATGGTCATGACCGGCAAATTCGGCGTAACCCCCGCCGCCGGCTCTAATCTCAGTGACATGGCTGACTTCAATATCCACTTCATAATCCCGAACAGCGTCTGTAAGCCAAAGATATTCCGCGTCCAGAATTTCCTGCTGCTCGGTCTTGATTGTGAGCGGATTAACCGTTTCCACCGTCCCCACAATCCAGTCAGAGGGATAGCCGGCTTCAACAGCTGAAACCGCCGCTTTTTTGATAAGGAAAACAACGTCCCGGTCAGGCATTGATCACACCACCCCGGATTTCCAGGTCCATGGTATGCTCATTGTCCTGAAAATTATGAGTAACTTTGTCCACCAGCATATAGTGCTGATTAAGCACAACGTCACCCAGATCTAAGGATACGCCGATCGCGCTGCCGCCTCTGACGCGAGTGTCGCCAAGCGCGTTTTTAATGGTCAGGCTGCGTGTGGCCTGGTTGTAGGTTTTTAGCAGCTGCTGGACCAGCGTAACCGCGTTGGCGACCTGCTTATCGTCGATGGATTCGCAGTATTGCAGGAGCCCCCAGCGGGCGATGCTTTGGCTGTTGAGTATGATATAGGGCTCCCGCTTCTGCGTTTCCTCGTTATCGAAATATAGTTTGATTTTGTTATAGGTATCCCGGTCAATGCTGGATGTATAGGTAAAATCTTCGGCAGTTTCCGCATCGATCAGGATATCCACCCGCATGTTCCTGGCATTCTGCAGCATTAGCCTGCCGAAATCATCATAGAGGACATAGACCTCGCCGGTGGCCTTCCGCGTCAAATCTAAGGCCGTCAGGATGATGTCAAACAGGGTTTGGTTGTTGTCGCGCCGGCGCGGGATCGTGTAGCCGGTGTTTTCTATTTCACCGGGTTCCAGGCCAAAATCTGCCGCAATGCTTCTGATCACTTCATCGGCCCGCAGATTGGAGTAGTTTTTAATTTCCTTGTTTTTTAGATAGCGCAGCTGATCATACGCAGTAACCGTGATGATCTGATCTTTATTTCGGATTTTTGTAAAAACGTAGCCGGCAAACATGTTTTTGTTGTCAATGCTCATCTTTACGGGATCGCCCTCGGCAAAATCCAGCATCGCATCATTTACCGCTTTAAAGGACAGTCTTCCCGGAACGCCCTTGCGTTCCCACTCCAACTGAACGCCATCGCAGACGACCGGCTGATAAATTTTGTCTGTACTTCGATTTTGAATCATTAACTGGACTGTCGGCATCGCATCACCCGCTTTCAAAAATATTCAAATGCTTTCACTCTAATTTTAAGACCGCTCCCTTGATCACCTTATTATCCCGAATGCCGTTTGTTTCAGCCACGCTGCGCCAGTCCAGGCTGCCGCCCGCGGCCCGCCGGCAGGCCTCCCACAGTGACATATTTGCGGCAGCCTTGTAAGCCTTGGGTACTTCCTTCGTTGTTGGCCGCGTTTTTTTAACGGTTGCTACCTCTTCGCCCTTTTCATTTTTGGTGATCATCAATTCCTTGGTTGCATAAGGCCGGTACTGCTTAAACCGCATCGGTACCTGCCAGTCAAAGCCGTATTCCGAGCTTTCATTGACGCTGTATTCTTCCAGCGTGACCAACAGGTTCGTATCGGACAAATATTCGAAGTTCTGTCCAAACCGGGCAATAATGAGTCGAAACGGCTTATGATTCAGTTTCAGCTGCTCGAAGCCGGCAATATACTCTTTTCCATAAGTAATCCCCAGCGGCAAGCCCGACATTCTGGTGATAAAGGTAGCTACGCCATAAACAGCAAAGGGATAAAATTGATTCGGCATCATCACTTCAAAACTGATCTCCGTCAGTCCCGGAGTTTTGATAATGTTGATTTCTCCTTCATTAATCAGATTGACGGTCTTATTCTTATTATTGATCTTAACCTCCAGCTTGGGAGGGGGAACCGGCAGTATTTTGTCATTGATAAAGAAATAATACATTACTCCTCATGCACCCCCTCTACCGCGTTAGAAATCCTCTCGCTGATGTACTGGCCCAGGCCGTCGATATACCCATCCAGATCGCCGCGATTATTCACCGTCGTTGACATGCCGGACATGTCGATTTTCACCGTGCTGTATTTGGTCTGGCTGATATACTCCCGGTCGGCGATATCCCGCATATACTTAATGTCTTCATCCAGAATGCCAAGTGCGTCCTGAATGCCCTTGGTGTTTTTGGCGGTTTCCGCGTTGGCCGGATCATAACTGGAAGTAAAATTATTGGTGTTCGGCAGTTCCGGTAAATCGAGCATTCCTCCGATTTCGCCTGTCAAATTCTCCATGAACGTGCCTTCGCGGATATAGCCTGACCATTTTTTTGCCCCCTGGAAGTCTACCGTGCCAACGTGATCTATTGTCCCGATGTTCGTACCAAATAAGGAATTTAAACCGCCTGCCGCCTTGTTGATAATGTCAATCAGGCCATTGATCATCCGGGCCATGGTATTGACACCGATCTGACAGGCGTCAATCATGAAATTCATCGCGTCAGCGAAAGCATTCCGGAGGTTTAAGCTGGCCAATCCCCAAACCGCAAGCGCGGCCACCATGACGCCGACAATTACAGCGGCGACTGCTAGCAAAGGCGCGGAAACAGCCCATGTCGCCACCGCCAGCAAAGTCTGAGCAACGGTCACGCCATGGGTAGCCATAGCCCACATTCCTTTCGCCGCGACTACAGCCAACACCAGCCAACGGTATGCTGCTATCACAGCATTAACTGCCGTAATTGCAGCAACCTGCATCCAGACATAAGCTGCAATCATTGCATCCGTAACTATATTGTAAAGCTTAGCAGCATTCAAGACTGCCCATCCGGCCGCCAGCCCCATAACGGCAGCCAATACAAAAGGTATCGCTGCCGTTATTGCTTGAAAACCAATAACGGCAATCGCCGTGACCCAGCTAAAGGCATATCCCAGTACATTTCCAACAACAGAGGCCAGCCAGCTAACACCGTCAATCACCCCGGCAATCGCTGTACCGATAACCAGCAGCACCGGATACAGCCGGTTCAGCATACTGTGCAGATTTTTATTGTTGGCAATCCGGCCAACCGCCTCCCATACCGGCGTAAATGCCTGATAGGCCACATTCCCCGCCATAGTGAACGCCTGGCTGAATGTCACCGGCAGTTTCTCAAACGCAGCGTTTGTTTCAGCAGCCGCGGCCAACATCGCCGACTTGACAATCTCTGAGGTAATCCGGCCCTCGTCCGCCATTGTCTGCAGCTCGCCGGTAGAAACATTCAGGTATTTTGCAATGGTCTTAACAATCGTCGGCGCCTGATTCAGTACTGCGTGCAAAGCCTCGCCGCTTAGCACGCCGGCACCCATGCCCTGCGTCAGCTGCAGCATTGCTGTCTGAATGCCGGCGGCGGAGGTGCCTGATATGGCAAACTGCTTGTTGACCTGCTCCAAAAAGGTAATTATTTCCCGATTGCCGGAAAAAGCTTCTCCGGCCAGCACGCCCAGGTTGCCGGCTGCGTCGGCCATTGCCTGATAAGCAACCCGGGCATTCATGGCCGAATGGAAAATCATGTTCTGCAATTGCGCCGCAGACTGCAGACCGTCGTTCATCACCGCCAGCCGGGCTGCTGTCTGCGCATATTCATTCGCCAGGCTCATGACGGACAGTGCGGTTTGTATATTGGAAATAGCGGCAACTGCCCTGCCCGCCGCTTTAACCGCCAGGCCGGCAAAGCCCGTCATAAAGCCGCCAGCCTGCTGAACGGCATTTCCCCCGCCGGTAAAACCGCTGTTGAGACGGTTCACTGCGCCTGCCACGCCAGCTAGTGCCGTATCCGTATGTGCTGTTGCCGCCTGCAGGTTATCCAGGCCGCTGGTCAGTTGGCGGGTAGAGCCGGTCATGTGTTGAATGGTGTTGGTAAATTTATCTCTCAGGGCAATCACGGTTTCCAGTGTGGCCATACTATCACCTCCTGCGTCGCCGGCCGGACATCGTTTTGCCTGTCTTTTTCCCGGCTGCTTTTGCCGCCTGGGCTTCTTTTTCCATTTTGTAGACTATGGCAGCCATAATAAAAGCGCGGTCTTCCGCCGGCAGGGCAAAGAACACACTGGGCGTAAGATGAAGCTTGTGCAGGCAGAAATAGAGGACGTTCGCCCAAACGTCCCCGCCTGCAATTAGTTTTTTACTGTCTTGATCTTTTCGTCCATGCCGACTTCAAAGCCGGAAATTTGCTGAATCACATTGACCAGTTCATTGACTTCGCCCGGCAGCAGCATAGCCCGCAGCGTGGCAATTTCGCCTACGCTGCCCCAGGAATCCTGCAGATCCTCCGCTTTCAGATTGGGATAAACGACAGATGCCTTCAGCATCTCATCACGTACTTTGGCATTGTCGGTGACAACCAGCAGATTGCGGGGGTTATCCGGGCTGGGCACTTTCTTTTTGGCCTTGTCTAAAATTGCTTCGAATTCCTCGCTGGTCAGAGGCCTGAGTTCCCACTCCAGCGGGGTCCCTGCCGCGTCCAGAAAGCGTTCCGATGCCGCGTATTTTACATTTTCAACCGGGATAGCGCTTTCCTTAAAAAACGACTTCATATCCATTATTGTGTAACCCCCTCAAGTTCCTTAAAGTTTTTGACAATCTCGAAATCTTCGAAAGTAAAATCAATGCTCTGCTCCAGCAGTTCCCCGTCGGCGTCAAACGCCGCAATGTCGCAGCCGTCAATATTGCAGTCTTTCAGAGTCACAATCCGGGATCCGGCATCGGACGCCGGATCTTCATTGACGACCATCATATCAAAATAAATGTCCAGACCGCTGTCCTTGGCTTTTTTCACCATATTGGTAAACAGCGCTGTATTTTGGTATACGGTCAGACTGCCGGTGCCGGTCATCGAAACCGTCTTATGCCCTTTCATCATCCGGCCTAAAATGGGAACTTCAACCTTTTCCTTTTCCACCGTCGCTGTCAAATCCTTAGCCTGCAAGGCAAGGTGGCGTTCCCCGTTGACCGTGATATAACAGCTGGCCAGCTTGGCCAGCAAAACATCCTTGGCATGCATTGTTGTTCTCATGTGTTTCATCCCCCTTTTCTTACCCTACAATGACCTGCATGTACAGCCGGTCCATTACCCCTACCGGTTCCACCGGGTCGGTGACCAGCACCGAGCCTTTTTCAAGACCTTTTTCCACAACAACGTCATCGGCGTTGAAGTTCTGAATGGCCCGGATACGCTCCAGTTCTTTATGATGGTAAATGATATTGGACTTGAACGACGCGCGGCCGATTTCATCATTGCCGACCTTACCCAGAAAGCTTTCATTAAACAATGTGGCAATGTCAATCGCGATTTGATCCAGAATGCGCACAACCTGGTTATTGCTGAAATCCTTGTTTTTCTCCACAGTGAAGCCGGTAAAGCTATTGACATCCTCCAGCACGCGAACGCTTTCCACATACTCGCCGCTGATACGCTTGCCAACACCGTGAAACACCACCTGCCCCAATTGCAGGTATTTGGCCAGTTCCGACTGTTTCAGATTCACATCCACCGTATATTCGCCGTCATAGGTGGCGTTGGTCAGGCTGGCATTAATGGCGCAGCCGGCTTCCGCTCCTCCCAGCCAGTACACCAGGCTGGCGGGTGAAGCGCCGGTGTCGGTGACATTGTTTCTGACCGAGATAACGCCCTCGTAATCGGCATTTTCCACACTATGCACGACCACCTGGAACTTCATGCCAACGTCATCGCGCATGCGCTTGGTATAAGAAATAAACAGGCTCTTAACAGTCGCTTCGGTGGACGGGCAGATCAGGATATTGAAATATTTCTGTTCGGCCAAGTCCAGAAAAGCCTGATAATCGGCGCCGGTCACGGCCCCGTTGGCGCCGCCGGTCAGTGGCGTACCGGCTGTCGCGGTCAATTCAAAATCGCGCTTGAAGACAACATAGTCATTGTCTTGAATAGCGGCCATGCTCGCAACCGTCTGGCGGTCAACCACCGTCTGCTCAAGATAGGTAAGAACCTCATAGCCGCCCTCCTGATCCAGGCTTTCCACAATGGAGACTTGCAAATCGTTGCCGCGGACGCCACTGTATTTGGCTTTGGCAATGGCATTTTCAGCTCTGGCTGCGCCACTGCCATTTATTCGAAAGAAATGACCTGTCTTGAGATGCAGGAACAGGTCGCGTAAAGGCCTCAGTTTTTCATGCGTATAGTCATAGCCAAAAATTTTCCTGCTGTCGGTCTGGAAATCGGCCTGACCAACCGTAAAGATTGCGCCTTCTACGCCCCAGTCCAGTTCGACGGGAATCGCCGCATAACCGCGGTCGGCAAAGTCGACGACCGGCCGGTTCTTACTTTTGAAATTGATATATGCGCCCGGCAGGACCTTGTTTTGAAACATCCATATTCCACCGCCCAATGCCATTAACGCTCACCTCCGTTGATTTGTTCGTTAAGCCTGGATTGCTTGAAATTGCGGACAATTTGATTAATCTCCGTTGCTGTGTATAACTGCCCGGGCGCTAATAGCGCCGTTAAAATATCCCGGTCTGCCCGATACCGCTCCGAGACGCATATCTGCTCCCGGGTATAGGCGGACACAGCCGGTTTTTCCGTTATTTTTGTCATACTAGTCTCCTTTCACCCGCTGCCGTTGGTCTAAAAATTCCATATAGGGCGCCGGGTCTTTCAGTTTTCGGATAAATACACTGTATTTCACAAAAAAATGCAGCACACCGTCAATCAGTTGGTGCTGCATATCAGTGCCCCGGATGAGCGAGCCGTTGACCGTAATGTACTCCAGGGCCAGGAAAAGGGCTTCGCCTGCAGCGGCCGCTTCACGGGCCGGCTTGGCTGCGTCTTCCGGAAAGTAGTGAATATCAAAAGAGTATTCGCGCCGGTATCTGTCACCGAAGTTATGCGCCTCGGCGTTCATCAGATTAACGATCCAAAAGCACGGCGGGCTAAGACCTTGTTCCGGTTCGTCGATATAGACCGGCCGGCCGGCATATTCGCCACCCAGGGCGCGGCCAATGCCGTCGATCATGTCAATGAGCATGAAAATCCCCTTTCTTGATCTATTGTCCCCTTAGCTCTTTTCAGCCAGTTCAGCTGCGATGCAATTGTTAATCCGTACGCAGCACGACCGGCCTGCCATTCAGCCAGATCATACAGTCATCACCTCCCGTTTGGGGTACGCTTTTACCTGCCTGCTGTCGACTAATTACCAGCAAAGCTAGCAGAGGCGTCCCTAATCATAAACATTTTTCAACTCCCTTCTCCTTACTATAATGCTTTGATGTGAGTGAGGCCGCTGGAGCTCTTCTTCATCCCAGGCTCTCACTAATGTCATACTATCACAGAAAAGCGGGGGTTTTAGTCCCCCTCTAAACTAAAACTTGCAATTTAGAATTGCTGCTATCCTTACGGCCAGCCCAACAATTTCATACCACATTTCCCTGATCTTGTTCTCCGCCGGACACTCTCCCGTAAGCTCGCCAAATCGCTGCTGCACCGGCGCAATCCAGCCTGGCCGGCCTCCGTCCGGCGACATGTAAAACCGGCATTCCTGGCGCAGTTCAAGCAATTGCCGCTTTTTAGGGCCGATAATAGCCTGTACACTCTCGACCACCCGCAGCCACCTGGCCGTGTCCGATGCATCATGCTCCGCCAGTTTGCAAACCATGCTTTCCACCGGCTTTCCAGGAAGCGATGAACGGCTGCCGCCAATGTTTTCATGCCTCTCCCCGGTACTGCTGAGCATTTCCTCACGGCGTTCATCGTAGCTGCGCTTGCGTGCCCGATAATAGATCAGCCAGTTTGCCGCCACTTGATTTTCTTTTTTCATTTGCGCTTTAATGTCTACTGCCTGCATTTCATTACCCCTCCTCCACAAAGTCTAGCAGAGCGATCAGCGTCGCTCCTTTTTTCGGGCTGTTTCGCTATTTATGAATAATCGTCCCAGGAAGAAATAAACCTCGCCTTATCTGAAAACAATTGCCTATTTGGTGACTAAAGTTTCAAAAAAATTTGGCAATGCTAAGAGGTCTGGTCAAAGCATTTAATCAGTAACAGCAGGTTCCTTTAAGCCGTTTCTATATACTGACGGCGCTGCTCCATGTTCCTTTGCCATTTCCGCCGTGGAATCATATTTCTATAAATAACATTTGTTATCCAATCGGTGACAAAAGTATCGTAACATTTGTTGTTTTTCTTGTCAACTATTCGGTAACATTTATATCATCAGCTAATTTTGTATTGATTTTGGTGACAAAAAATGCTATTCTTAATCTACTTTATTGCATGAGGGGATTTTATGATATTAACATTTGGTGATAAGTTAAAGAAAATTCGAACTGAGCGGAATATGTCTCAAGAAGAGTTAGGCGAATTGCTGGGCACATCCAAACAGGTAATCAGCCGCTATGAAACCAACCAAAGAACCCCTAAAATTACAGTTGTAGAAGAGTACGCAAGAAAATTAAATGTTCCTTTGGAATATTTAGTAAATCATTCTATACCTGAAATCTCAGGGATTTCACAATTAAAGACTACAACACCCCCCGCCACCCCCAACCCGCTTCCGCCCCTCACCGCCAAAGACGAAAGAAGTATCAAAAAACGCCTTGAGTCTATCCTGACCGATCTAACGCCGGGCAACAGCGGCCTTGCCTATTATGACGGAGACGAGCCAATGTCAGACGAAGACAAGGAACTCCTTCGTATCTCCCTTGAAAATACTATACGTTTAGCTAAACAGATGGCAAAACAAAAATTCACTCCAAAAAAATATCGGAAATAGCCTCACGGGAGGGCTTCTGTATAATGATAAAAAATATTGTAGTGGAACTAGTGAAGAAGTATAAAACCAATTGTCCATTCGCACTGGCAAAAGAATTGAACATCAATATTACCTATGAACCTTTAGGCCAAACAATGGGCTATTACACTAAGGATTTCCGGATTAAATTCATTCACATCAACCAGCATCTTATAAAAAAAGAACGCATATTCACCTGCGCTCATGAGCTGGGCCACGCTGTTGTACACACCAATGTCAACACGCCATTCTTAAAACGTCATACACTGTTTTCCGTAGCAAAAATCGAGCGAGAGGCCAATACCTTTGCCGTAGAGCTTTTGCTGCCTGACAGTACATTGCAGGAATATCAGGAAGCCTCTTTATATACTTTGGCCGATATCGCGGGAATACCAAAGAAATTGGCTGAACTAAAAAAATTTTAA